TGTTCCGACCGCGAATCCGCTGATAACTAAATTCTTTGCTAAACCTGCTGCCCAGGTACGCACTCGTTGGTTATTGAACGCAACGTTCGCGAAATGCCGGAGATCTGCCACCACGTTATTGCTACTGGGAAGAGTTGAAATGAAACATTTGGCAAGGGCGGGAAGACTACCACTGGGGCAAAAGAAAGTTCCCGGAAACTTCTTTGAAATGGGGCTATTTAAAAAATATACCCAAAAAATGGGGCTGAATAGGGTAGGTGGGTAGTGCTGCGCGGGTAATACTAATCCGCGCTCCAAGTTAGTATTTAGATACGAGTTGTTATTGACTTTGATATTTAAAATTCCATTGGAAACACACAAACTGATTACAACATACAAATAAACTTGTTGACCCCCCTCGGCTCCACCCAACCCGGAAGGCTCCAGGGGCCCCCGGGCCGGCCGAGGCCTCGAGGCTCCACACTAACGAGGCACCACGGCTCCCTTCGGTCGCCATCACCTACATGTGTGTAATCGTAGTGATTCGACGTGCCAATGCAGGCGTCAATCCACGGGTATACCAATCAGTGACCTCTTGGTTACTTGTGATCACTACTTTGGTCCATTGTGCCCACACAAAGGCTCCCTTAACAGGAAGCTGACATTCATGCCCATCGAGGATGCGTAAGAGTAGACCATATCGAATATTTCCGTAGAAGTCATCAAGAATAAGGCACTTTTGTCCGGTGTATCCATCAAACCATAGCTTTTCCGTACATGGCTGGAAGAAATGATCTGGTTCTTCTGCAGCTCGTCGAGTCTTACCAGTCCCGGTCTTTCCGATATATACCACAACTTCGACAGTGCGAAACTTTTTAGCCTTTTTGGCTGCGCGGTACTGATATAAACGTTCGAGGCCCCTGTAACAACGTACATAAGTAGCAGGCTCAGTTTCAATAAGAGTGTCTAAAGTCATATCGGTTAGCAGCATTTCATTGAGATTACGTTTACGTGATACGTCTTCACGCCAAGTCCCAAACTCATGCTGTGTATTGGCAACAGCTGTTGCAGCTTTACGACAGTATTCACGTGCTTCGGTACGAGAGCCCTTACGAAATTCGAGGTGACATTCACCAATAGCTTGTTTCACTTGGCCCATACGAATGCTGTCGAAAAACTCAATGTAACCTTGCCAGTGCAGCTTGTGAGTAATAGGGGTTTCCTCTTGTTGCCAAATAGCATAGCGTACAAATTTTGCATCCAGTTTGACTTCAAAGTGTTCCACAAATGACGTAAAGCACCAATGGCGTTTTTTCATTCGTCTGAGATTAGCAGAAATTCGAGAGAGAGGCAAATGAGAGAGATCTAAGCTTTGCGTAGTTGCATTTGACATAGTACGATTAAGTTGAGATTCGGTTTGGGCCATATTTTTGCAAAGGATTATCACTGGCAGGCGTGGCTGTGACGTGATAATGCGGGATAAAGTGATTTCTTATATAGTAAATAACCAAAAAAATTCACGTATTTTAATTATGGGACAAAATTACAACGCGTTTCCGCGTGTTAAAAAAATAGCTTGCTCCGCAGGTGTGAAAGGCCCGCGAATCCGCATCGCTTCGCTCCAGGGGCACCGGGGGGGGTGTTTAATCGTTGTAAAGAAGGCGGGTCCGGAAGTAGATGTCCGGGTCATTACCGGAAGTGTTGGAAATATTCAGCATAAAAATCCCATTTTTATTCCAGCTAGTAGCTCCTGTGCCAGCAAAGGACAACTTCATTGATAGTCTCACGTCTACCAGAGCAACATAACTCTGACGACTCAAACTGTCAGAGGTTCCCGTATACGTTTGATCAAACAAGATTTTAAAACGAGTACGGGTAGAAGCACGTAACATTGAGAGGGGGCTCGAGTCTGACAGGACATCAAGTACAGCGGGGATCGCTGCTGATACCTGCAACTTATCTATGAATATGATGGTACGATAAATTTCTATAGTGGCAAGAGTTTGGCCTGTCCACTGAGCATTGACTTTCAGACGGAATGGAAACACGTGATCTCCATCACGTTTATTGAAGGCATCTCCTTGGGCTATATCAGCTAAACTTCGAATATCGCCAACGACCGTAACAGCCATGATGACACCATTGCTGTCCCACATCTTAACATCACGCTTCTTTTCAAGCTTGCGTACTTTGCTAAGAGCTAGACGAGCAGTTGTACTAGGATTCTTGGTGTACCGTCGTTTGAAACCAGACCTGCGACGACGTCGAGACATTCTGGTTCGTAAGGAATTAGGCACAGTCAATGTAGAAAGGCCACGAGTCGGTTGAGTAAGTACTTTCGACGGGTTAAAAACGGTTGATGAGCCACGAAACTGACTTAAGTGTTGGCTCGTAGGAGTCCACTTGGGTTTGCCACTCAACCAACGTGTTCCGACCGCGAATCCGCTGATAACTAAATTCTTTGCTAAACCTGCTGCCCAGGTACGCACTCGTTGGTTATTGAACGCAACGTTCGCG